TTGTTTTCATAATATGCAGCCCAATATATTAACTCTTCTTCTGATAAAGAAGTTCTCAGTTCATTTATTGTTTTACCTAGTTCTGTTGCGAGAAAAAATTCAAAGTTAAGCCAATTATCTCGCCTTATTCGTTTTTTGCTGTATCAATGTCAAGTTCAATATCAAATAAAAACAATTCAAGATCATTCAATACCTTTTCAGGTAGTGATCTTTGTAGTATCGGAGCATCTGACATATCAAAAGCTGGAGTGCCATCTTCTTTCTGTGCCATCTTGCAAAGTAGCTGAGTTGAAACTGTCAGTGCTTCATCAGTGCCAGCTAACTGCTGCGCCTTTTGTCTGTCAAATCTTGTTATGGGTGGAAAATATATTGTGGTCAAAAGTTTACCAGATGCGTCTTTCAATTCATATTTACGTCTTACGGTCATCTCATCTTTATATGCACTGATGAGGAGGTCTGCTGTTCTTTGATTTGCCATAAGTTGGGGTTGATTAATTAGTTAGTTAGATTGCTGAAGTGATTGTTCCAGTTGGCTTGAATGTGATGCTGATTGTATTTGCTTCACCAAGAGTAGAACTTTGGTCAAAACTGGTGATGATGCCATTGAATGATATTTTTTTTGTGGCACTTGAACTGTCTGGAAAAAGTTCAAAAGATGCTGTTCCAGCATCACCTGTTGTTAATACACCATCAACAAAAGTTGCTGTCTCGCCAGATGCTGAATCATCATAAAGTAGTTCTGCACTGCCCTCACCTTCAATAAGACCTCCGACAAATGCCTTGAAAGTGTCACCTTGCGCTGTTGTTTCCTGAATGTCTTTAGTGATAGACATTGACCAGCTTGTAGTTCCTAATACAGGGTTAACTGAAGAGCCACCATCATCAAATTTGACTTGCCCAAC